GAGGCAACAATTGTTAAAAGAGCTACTGCGAGAGCGGCCATGTCATTGGCACTCATTAGCTATTACGGCCAAAGGCCTTATCTGTGCCATCAAAGTATCTAATCAAAGGGGCGACTAGCGCACCTGCAAGGATAGATAGCTCAGGGCGTATGTCAGCTACCAAAGCCAAAGCTGTAGTGACAGTGGCAGCGGCTAAACTGCGTAGATAAGATTTAACAATTGCCTTTTGTTTTGCACTTAGTTTCATTTTATTCCTAACTGTTTGATTTTATTTTGCACTTGATTTTTAGTCATAGCTATTTCAAAGTGCATCTCATCCTTACGCTTTTTGTAATTACCGCCCCAAGCCAAGCCATACTTAACTAAAAGCAATTGTATAGTATTTGTTTGCTCTTTTGTAAATGTATTTGATTTACCTAAAGGGTGTTTTGTAGCGTTCAAATCTACAGCTGTACCAGATGAGTGATTACTTAGCACTTTATCTGACCCTCTGGTCATCCTAAAAGCATAACCCCAGTCATCTAATTGACCTTGATCAATAGGCTCTACAAGCTCATGAAACTCTTTACAAAAGGCAACAATTATTGATGCTACATCTTTTGCACATGCAATCTTAAGTGATGTGCCGGGTATAGCAAAAGATTGTATTCCTATAGCTTTGCGGTCTTCACTAGCCGGCCAGCCATTAGGGCTTGTTAGCTCAATAATTCTTGCCATCCATTACACACTTCCTCAAGATTGTGCTATAAACCTAAAGCCCTTAAATCATCAGTAGTTAAACCAAGTGCGGCTAACTTACCTTCGGCTGCGACCTTAATCTGTGTTTTTGCTTCGGCCTCGGCTTGCTTTGCTAATTGTCCTGCAACATCTATTTCATGTTGAGAAAACTCAGCATCATTCATTTCTCTATCAATAACCTCATTTGTTGCAAGGTCATGTATTCTTATCATTGGTCTTGTCAATTTAGCCATATTATTTCACCCCGTATAAATAGAAGTTACCACTTGAAAAAGTTACTGCGCCTTCACATTTAACTGTAACGGAAGTAATATCTGCTGCATTATTATATTGTCCAATCATAATAATACTTGATGGGTCTGTTCCATTTGATCCTATACCTTGAGAATTTACAAATACTCCGCTTGTTCCTACATAGTTATTGATTTCAAAAGTAGAAAATCCTTTTAATTGTTGTGTAGTGCTTGTGCTTATGTAAGCAATTAGTGCGTCAAAACTATCCTGATTTAATGCACCTGAATTACTAAAAACTGAAGCACTACTATTATATCTTTTATTCCATGTATAATTTGAACCAGTATCAGCATTTAATCGCATTAAAACACCTGTTACACCTGAAGCAACCGCATCAGTTACAACACCAAATAATTTAACATAAGTGCTTGGAATAGAACTAACAGTTACGCTATTGCCTGATAAGGCTGTTGAAGATATTAAAGTCATGCCACCGCCAGCACCGCCAGCACCTTTGATAAATATAGCGGCGGATGTGCTTGTGAAATCTAATGTGCCGCTTTCATATTGTGCTAATGCTAATGATGCAGATGTATTGACTGTGGCTGTACCGGCTGTTATTGTGGACACGCCACTACCAAGATTTGTTATTTGTACTGTGTCACCGGCTGCAAACAATCCGGTATTAACTGTAATAGTTGTAGCACTTGTAGAGGTCATTGATATAGCACCGCCAGCATCTGCGGCAACCAATGTATAAGAGCTAGTTTTATTTGAGGCAGATCCGCCTAGCATGGCGGTCTGTTGTAGAGATGTTAGCTGACTGGCAAGCAAAACTTGGCCAGTGGTAAATGTCTGTTTTGCCATGTATCTCCTAGTAGCTCAAACTGTCTTCATCTAGTACACCATCAACGGCTGAGTCTAGCAAAAAACCTACCGCAAAGGGTTGAGCACATGAAAATGTTACAAGAAAAGAATTAGGTGTAATTTGATATTGTACACCGGCTATAACGCTGTCACTGACCACATTGCCGGCAGGTAAGGTTTGTGTAACCTCAATAGGGTTGAAAATGTCAAGCTCTAAAGCTGCCGTAGTCCTTGCAGGATCAGCTTGACTGTAAGCATCTACTGTCAAAGAGTTAAGTTGTATATCAACACCCTGCTCTTTGCGTGAGGCAATAATCATTTGAGCTTGAGATAGAGCATCTGCCTCAGTCTGCATAAGTCCTGATCTGACCCTACTATGCTGAAAGTAATCATCAATGCTTGCAGTGTCACTAGCTGTTTGAGCTGTCAATCCAGCCGGCGTGACAGTTACTTTGTTAATCATTTGAAAGTCAGATATATCAAATTCAACATTTTGATAGGTTATATCACCTGATCCATCAACATCTGAGAATTTTGTAAGTGCAGATCCAGAGGCAGTAATGATGTCTGTCCTTGACATAAACTTGACAAAGCCCCTTTGATCCACATACAAAGCCCCGGTTTCTGTTTGCTCAATTTCTTGCAGAGAGGCAAGTAAAGATCTTGAGTTGCCGCTATCGGCTTGTACTGTAGTAATAGCTGTTGTAGATATGTCCCTCATGCCAACCGGCCAATCTCCAGCATCTAACAAGCTTGTAACTCTTTGCGCTGTAGTTTGTCCAGCTGTACCACCTGTGACAGTAGTAAGGGTTGTAAGATTTAGTAGCTGAAAACCATCAACACAATTAAGGGTTACATAGGCAGGGTCAAATCCAGTAGGGCTTTTGTAATTCCACTCTTGCACATAAAAAGATCCAAGGCTGTAGTTAATACTGTTGAAAGATGCAGTCATGCGGATCTTGCGCATAGGTTTTATTTTGCCATACAGAGCTGAGGATGTATTGGCAGGGTTAAATGTACCTGTTTGATCTACAAAGACTATCTTTGCACTACCACCAATAAATGAGTCAGATGATCTATTAAAGGCACGCTTTATGTAACACTGAGTTACAAAGGGTGTTATATCTACAATGTCTGCGGCAGTTGTACCTAAAACAGCTGAGTCTAAAACTGTATTGATGTCATCAAGAATCAGCGCAGGATCAAAACTCGCGCCGTTGCTAAAATCTATCTCTGCCTTAAATACTGCGGCTGACATTATCTACCTAAGTTTGCTAACTGGGTAACTGCTCCAGTGCGGTTTAAGTTATACAAAACATCTTGAATTACAGATTGTAATTGACCCTCAGAGATTACAGAGCCGGCAACATTAACTGTCACCTTTGTACCCATGCTACCCATGCGATCAAGAGGGATTACAGCCTCAGCTCCAGCTTCTCCAATCATTGCAATTGTAGGCTTAGAAACTACTCCGCCCTCTGCCATAAAAGGTATGCCTCTGCGACCTGCACCGCTTTCTTTATATCTTTCAGCTGAAATCTCAGCTGCACTCATGCCTGTATAACCAAGCGTGCCTACTAATTGTTGCCCTAAATTTGTAAAATATCCTGGGTCAAACATTGTTGCCCCTGCCGGGGTAGGAAATTTTTTCTTACTTAATTCATCCATTAACCCAAGCATTTTGCGTAGCTCTTCATTAGCTATGAACAATTGTTGTAAATAAAGCAAAACCTCAACAGTGGTCATACCCCATTTTTTAGCTAACATTTCAACCTCTGCGGTTGTAATCTTTCCATCCTCAATAACTTTTAATACATCTGCATATTTTAAGGCCTCATCAATGGCGGCTTTTGTGCCATCCGCTAATTTTTGCAATAGTTTTACGCGGATTTCATCCTCACCGGATAACTTACGGCTTAAGGCAGCTTGTAGGTTAATCTTATCTATATCAAACATAGACTCAAGCTCTGCCTTTTTCTTATCTAATGCAGCTTGAGCAGCTTTTTCTTTTGTAAGTTTTTTCTGTTTGTCTAAAGCGGCAGCGGCAAACTTATCAAATTTAGCTTGTAGAGCGGCTAGTTTTGCGGCAGCGGCCTTTTGTTCCTCTGTCTGTTCAACAGTTTCTTTAGAGGTTTCTGCAATTCTTTTGCCATCCTCAGCTAAACCTCTAAAGCCTTCAATCCAGCCACCCAATACTGGAATAGATTTAGCAGAGCCAAAAAAGAATTTTAAGATTGGATCACTATTGATTTTTTTACTTAACCCACTAAAAGCATCTTGTATTTTATTAACTTTATCAGCTAAAGCAATTACAATGTAGCCACCATTTAATCCTAATAGTTCAAGTTTCGCACCAAACACATCTGTTGCATCACTGCTACCAATAATGATTTCTGCGGCTGTGATAAACCCTTGACCTAAGTTTTCTTGTGCCTCACCTGCACTAATTTTAAGGTCATCTAATTTTGAGCCAAAAGTTTCTGTAGCTCGCTTTGCAGCTCCGCCAAACTTAAGGATTAAGTAATCTGTTATCTCAGCCAAGCCCATTTCTTGAGCTGTGACTGCATTGAAGCCAAGACCTAATTGACCTAAAGTTCTAAAATTCCCTCTGTTTGCTTTACCCAAAGCATCTGTGACTGTAAGTAAATCAACGCCGCTTCCTTTACTTGTGTCAATTGCAACGCCTAATAAATTTTGCGCTTTAGCTAAATCCCCTGTTGAAATAATTAAACCATTTAATGCCGGCGTTAATTGATCCTCAGTGATGTTTGTAGCAGTTTGTAGATCTGCAATTAAAGTTTTAACACTGCCTAAAGAGCCAAGCTCATTGATTGAGCTAAGAGATTGCTCTATAGATTTGTCTAATCTTTCCTGTTCAAGTGCAGCTCTAACAGATGATTTTGCAAGTCTGTCTAAGGCATAGGCAGAGGCAAGACCAGCTGTGACCAAAGCTGCCTTTGTTGCAAACTTACTAGAGGCTATAAACTTATCAAAACCTTTAAGCTCTTTAGTAGCCTTTTGCAAACCTTTTTTATCAAACTTGGTTAAAAAGTTAATTACAACATTTTGACTTAGTGCCATTAGTTACCTCTAAATTTACTGCCCAGATATTTGTTAATTGTGGCTTCAATACCGGCTAGAGCTTGTGCGCCTTTCTCAGCTGTAGCTTTATAGATTACTCTTTTGCCCTTACCATCTCCGGAAATTGCGCCATGAGCTTGTGACACTTTGCGGATAAATCCTTCACTTGCATTAGGGTTGCGACTTACGCGCCTTGTCTTGCCTCTACTCCTTGCAGTACCGCCGCCAGTCAATTCAAAAATAAT